TGGGAGGAAGACCCGTTTTAATTGTCTATTCTTATTTGTTGCGTGTCAAATCCATTATAAATCTAACGGCTTCATCACATCCGTGCGCCACAAAGCAATTCATGCCGCATCGATCCTCTAAATATCTTAGCCAATCTTTTTGCTCATGTGAAAGAACTCCACCCTTTACTCTCTTGAACTCAATAGCGGCGTTTAACTCTGGAATGAAAATATCTGGAACTCCCTTGCTTGTTCCAGATTTCTTAAATTTAACAGCTTGCCCGATGCTTGTTCGCATACCATTAGGGATTGCAAAAAGTCTTACGTGTGGAAACTGCAAAGAAAACCACTCAACAAATAAACATTGTTCTTCATATTCTGTCGGAGTGTTATTTATTTTTTTCATTGTCAGCCTTTAGTTTAAGTAAGACCGATTGCCAGATAGTTATCTGCATTCTGTTACCATCAAGCTTTGCCTGATCTAAAAGCATTTGAACTTCACCCAAAGAACGGCCCTTCTTTAAGCCCTTTCGATTCAATGTTCTACCATCTACTTTATCAATGATTTTCTTTTCGATAAGCCCCACCCATTAAGCATGAACCATTCAAGATCACTAAACCAGACAGTTTTTATTTTCCATTCAACACAAAAAATAATCCTCTTCTTGCACTCTTTAAATCTATAAGACGGTCTTATGATTCCAGACTCATCTCTTCTAAGTTTAAGATAAGATTCATCGATTGCAAATGGAATTTCTGGTGGGGATTCAGTGCTTAGGCTCTGCTGCTCTCTTTGCGAGGAGACTGGCTTCAAAGTACAGCTTATCAATAGCAAGATCAGAACGAAGATCATCAGGTTTAGACATTTCATTTAAATAGTCCTTTTCAATTCTCTCACGCTCTTTTGAAAGATAGAGACCACGCTCATCTTGGTAAATTTCAGCAATGATTTTTACTAATCCAAGAATGGTCTCTATTTCCATTATTTAATCTTTTGAGGAATGACTTTATTGATAAGGCTTGAAAGCTTAATTAATACTTCTCCAACACCTTTGATAACTTCAGCGATTGCAATAATAACACCGATAGGCTTTTCAGAAGGGAATAGTCTAAATACTACTTCTAAAACGATTGCGATTGTTACGCTTGCGCCTTCAGCAGACGTTAAAAGCTCTAGAGCTTTAGTAATAAATTCATTCATGGTATCTCCTAATATGGTTTAAACACTCTTCTAAGTGTTGGTCTTGTTTGCAAATGGACCCACCCTATCGTGTATGACGGATCCTCTAAATACAAACCAAGACGTTCTAATAATTCTAAGTTATCAAGTAACAATTTAGCAATAGAGCCGTCAGTGTCTCTTATATCAATTGCTTCACAAGTTAAATGCCCTGACCTTGCAGAACCGCCGGCCGCTTTATTGAAGTGCGCTGGTCTATATCCGCTAGATAAGATTGGATTAATTCCAAGCTTACCAAATAAGAAGCCAACAGCAGCAAGTAAATCGCAAGCACTCTCTAGTTGTCCTTTAGTGACAGGGTAAAGCTTTTCTCGCCCCATTAAATAATCAGAAAGCTTAATCATAGTGAATACTCGTAAACTACAACAATTCCACCACCAGGATTCCCACCATTGTGTCCACCGCTAGCACCACCAGCACCACCACCGCCAGAATAACTACGAGCAGAGCCTCCAACGCTAGATGTTGGGTTTCCAGCACCGTTAACCATAGGAGAGTTGCCACCAGCACCACCTACAGCATCAGATGTTCCACCCTTTGATCCAGACTGTCCGAACAGATTAATATCTCCACCGCTTGAAGTTCCAAAAGTTCCACCAGCACCACCATTTGACCAAGTAGTTCCACCAGCTTCTCCATTACCACCAGCAAGCGCCTGACAATGAGATCCAAAGCTTGTTGGGAGTGGTGCAAAAAGTGAAACTGTAACATCTTCAGTAGCCCCAAGATCTGAGCTTAAAATAGTCTTTCTAGTATAACCACCACCGCCTCCTCCACCACCAGATTGAGTAGAGGATCCAGGCCCACCAAAACCACCAAGACCAGTGACTTCAACAACAACAAAACCAACATCATTAGATTTAGTCCAGATCCCAGAATCAGTAAATGTTGTAATTCTTAAAAGGCTTCCTCTAGTTGAATTCAGCAAGCTCATTATTGCGCTCCAATATTAATTAAAATCTTTCCATAAAAGCCATTAGGAACACCAGTCACTTTTATCCTTAATACTTGACCGCTAGTTAAGTCATTTAATCCAGAATCAATTGATGCAGACTTAAATGAATAATCACCATCAACCGCGAAATCAAATAATAAAGAAGTGGTCAGTATAGATGAGAAGTTAGAATCATTTGTGTCAGATGACTTTTGAATATCTAAAACAAGATCACCTGAAGATATGCCCTGCTTACTAAATAGCTGAACACTAAACTCATTTACTGAGAAGTCTTGTTTTGCTTTGTAGTAAAAAATATCTTGTTGAGATGATGAATACCCAACCAAACTAAAATCACCATTTAAAATGTAAACTGATCCACCAGAAACAGATAGAGTCGAAACCCTTGAATCAAGATCATCTAATGAATACTTAATTGCATCCATTATGTCCTTAGTTATAGGATCACCAACCTTTATTGTATCTATATTTATTGATGTAAATGCCATGATTATCCTATTAGACAGTTTCCAAGCTCTTCTTCACTTGTGATGTCTGGTGTTAGTGTTTCGCCTAAAATAAAACCATACTTTACTTTATCGTCTTCGCTGGCCAATAAAAAAGATGGCGTTGCACTTGGCGCAATTGTTGGACACCTATTAAATATATTACCCATGTCATTTAGCGTCAACTCAGAATCGGTTGATGTCTTTTTAACACCTGACACAATGCCTATTTTCTTTGAAGATGATGATCCGTATCTCTTAAATAACCTATCTAGCTCTATGTATATCCTGTCATTCACCGCATAATTAAAGAAAAGCGCCTTTGCCTTTAGCGTTACAATAAGTGACGAAGTTGATTTATAAAATGCCCGTCTTTGAGCAATAATAACAGCAGAGCTTCTGTCATAAATATATGAAGTGCTCTCTTCAGTGTTTTTTATTCCTGAATAATAATCAACAAATTTAGAATCAAATATTTCTACATTCGTAGCCGCCTCTCCTGTGATGGTATCAACATAAGGCGCATATTTTAATATTACTTTATTTACGATTGAGTTATCTGACTCACAAGACCAGCTTATTATTTCGTCATCTTTTATTGATTGCAATGATTCAGGTCTTCTAGAATTAACTACTGAGTAGGAAATATTTTGATCTGAGTTGATATACAAAGACCCAAAGACAGAGTCGTTAATCATATTAAGAACATCTCTTATCATTGGTTGCTTTTCACCGAGTTCTGGAATCACCATTGATAGAGTATGCGATCCATCTAAATTAGACTGATAAAACGAATCTTCATCTATGTTTGAGAATCCAGCATCGTATTTAATTAAATGCCTGGCCGCGTTTGATGCCGTTCTTGCCCAATTGTTTTCATAATCAATCCCATAGCAGTCAACAGTTATAAGAGAGTCATCATTTATTATTTCAACATTTTTAATTCTGGCTATCTCTGTCCCAGTGCTTTGAGTAAATGGAGTCCTTATTTCTAATGCCTGCTCACTAACGCTTAGAATTTCAAACCACTCATCATCTGACTGCGTTAGTTTTCTTATCCAATCCCTTGGCTTTAATATTGTCCTGAGATCAACCACGGCAGCCGTTGTTATTGATCGAGACCCATTCTCAAAAATAAACTCAATTGATGATCTTCTTTCTTTTGAAATGTTGAACTCAGCAAGCTCACTAATGTTTAAAATAGCCTCAAAAGTATTTGTTATGGTGAAGTCTCTATTTAGAAGCATCCTTTCATTTCCAAATCTTGCCAATGAAACAGACTCTTTTTTTATAAAGTCCCCGACAATTGGAGATGGCGAGATAACTTGCTCTAGTATGATGTTTTTGCCCGATATTCTAGTGATTTGTGTTGTGACTGAATTTATAACAACAGTATCGCCAGCAAAGAACTCAGAAGCGTCATCAACTATAAACTGCCTAGGACTAACTACTGACGTTATTGCCTGTTGTGATTGTCTTAATTTATGCCCAGCAATGTGCCAGCTTCTATTTTTTAACCTGTATGGAATTTCTGGTGATATTATTGCTGGTGATTCTACTATTTCTATTTCTGGATTTTTGGAAACCTTGGCAAGTGTGTCACTAATTACCTGGTCTATTGTAAACTTTATTTTTTCACCATTAATATCGAAAATTATTTCATCGTTTGGTGAAAGCTCTTCTAAAAATAGTGTACCACTTCCAGCCAGAACATCAGTTTCAGGGCTTGCGCTTACAAGTCCAGTTAATTCAAATCCATCTTTTACAGCGTCTAACCCAATGGTCTGACACTTATCAACTTTGCCATAAATTCTTCTTTTGGCTGCACCTATATAACTATCTAAAATAGATCCGTCCATCTCTGAGAAAGTCTCTAGCTTGACCGATTCTTTAAGTCTAAAAATAAAGTCTTTAACTTTAAAGTTAACACCATCAGAATCAAACTCTTTAGACTCAACAATTCCAGAGAATATCTTTTTTATTTCACTAATCTGAGTGTTAGCTATCCATGAGTAAAATGATACTTCTTTGTTTTCCCAAAGCATTGTGTCAAATATTGAGTCAAAAAATCCGCTTGTATTAATGAGCTTAATATTTGATGAAGACTCAAGCACTACTCCAACAAGATTGTCATCTAACCTTTGACCAATTTGCCCGACTGTACTTATATATGGAAGCCATTCAACAGGTGTGCCATTGTTTAAATCGTATGGAAGTATTACTGGCGCAGTTGAGAAATGAAATCTATATACGATACTCATTGTCGAAAGCTTTGGATCTAGTCCACCAGCGTTTCTAACATATACAACCATTCCGTCAGGCGAGAAATAGAATGTTTCGTTTGTAGTCATTTCGGATATTGAATTAACTTTTTCAAGGTCAAATCCGAGTTCTTTCACTGATTCTACAAAGTAATCTACTTTCTTTGAGTATATCCCATTCTCTTCGTCATAAACCTCAAATATCTTTGAAGGCTTTTCTGCAAGCATTGTGACTAGAGTTATCTTCTCACTTCTAGGTAGCTTTGATGCTTCTTCAAATGTAATCACAATAATTTATTCCAAAAGTATGAAACAAGTGCGCCTATGAGAGAACTGAATCCTGCGACTCTTATTTTTAAAGTGTTCATCTCAACTTTTATTTCAGAAACGTCATTTCTAATTTCTTTAATTTCGTCAAAAAGATGTTGTCGCCATTCTTGTTCGTTGTTCATTTCTGGCCCAAATTATTTAATAATTATCTAATTACTTTAGCCCTTGCCTCTGCTCTTAATTGCTTAACATCTTCAGGGCACGAAACTTCGGTTTCGACCTCTCGCACAATAAGCCAATCAGTTGAAGCTAAATATTCTAAAGCTTCAGAGTTAACTTTATCTTGCTTAACTTGTTCCGTAATGTCCACATACTCAATCCAGTGCCCTTCAGGATATTTGAATTTATCCCCTTCAAGCCACTCAGCAAGCTCCTCATCGCTTCCTTGAGTCTGCGCAATAACTTCTTCGTGAGACTCTTCTAAAACCTCAGGAACCTCAAGAGAGCCTTCGTGATAGGTGTAAGACTCATCGTTCACCATTTCTTTCAACTCACTAGCTTCATGATAAGTGTATGACTCGTCAGGTAAAAGAGCGCCATCGACTTCAATTGTCGGCTGCTCAAACACTTCTAACTCATCTTTAGTCCACTTGGCGGATACTTCTGTTACTTGCTCAATCATTGGTTGTTCAAGTAGCTCTACTTCATCCTTAACCCACTTTTCATGGATAGCAGGAATTAGAGGAGAGTAAGGTATGTCGATTACTTTAATTTTAACTAATAGTTTTTTCATTAATACTCCTAAGCTTTAAAATTCTTATGGGGATTGTCCATGGCACGTAATATTAAAAGAACCTCCGGCCCCACTAGCCGCATTGTTAGTGTTAGTCATCTGCACCGAAATTGATGTTTGCGAGATTGCCGTTATTTGATTTTGTAACTGCGCACCACTTCTTGAACCTACTACGCATAAGGGAGTCGATGCAAATATCCCTGAAGTAAAAGTCCCAGTATTTGGGTTTCCCCCATTGAATCCTCCCTGAAAAAGATTTCCGATTTCGTTACTTACAGTTGTTCCACTAACAAAAGCACTATAAACTACCGCTTTTGTCACTCCTGGTGTTCTCAAATTCTGATCTGAAGCAACCGCCTTAGCTGTCTTTGAAACGTAATCTGCGCCTTGTTTTTGGCAGATTATATATTGCTCCGCTGCGGCCCGTTCGTGAGAACTATTATATGTGTATGAGGTAAATCCCGTTGATGTGCTGGGTGTGATTATTGTATGATACTGGCTAGATGAAGTAGAAACACAATTCATTGGTTGTGTAACCAGATTAGTATTATAAGTACACGTAGCACCAGATGTGCCTGTTATTGAACAATTTCCATCGATCCAGTCAATATTTTCACTTCCTGCAATCACAATTCCCGTAGCGGATATTTGAGCACTAAATGTATCAGTACACTCATAAGAGTCTGTACATTTTTCTAGTCCGCTAAATTGACCGATGATTAAATTAGAGTTTTCCCATCCTTCGATAGGAATGCGAGCGTTGAGTGACATTTTCGTGGATGCGATACCAACAAAATTACCGTTCACTTTTACCAGTGAGGCATTCGAGGCGCTTGATGCTCCGAAAGTCATATAGATTACAGATGGCTCTATTAGGACATTTCGTTCAAATAATCCCGTAGAGGCATTAACAGCGATTCTTCCTGCAATCTGGATACTTGCTATTTTATAAATTCCTGCACTCGTTAAAGATGCGCCATTGAGTTTTAATCCTACTCTTCCCTCGACCGCTGCAACTGCTCCTGCGGTGAAATTACCACGCATCAATAAATCACTTCCTTGGCGCTTACATTGAGTTTCAATAGCTGAGACTGTTCCGAATCCTGTAAAGTCTGAAGGAGTGTGACCGCATGAAGCCCAGTCAGTGTCTGCATTAGTTGATGAGTAAGTTGTGTTATTTCCAAGGCGCTTGGCGTTTGTGAAGTCGGAGCCGGAGCGTTGGCATACAATATCAATGTCTAAATCTAGGAATGTATTATTATTACGCGTGTTAAATTGAAGGCTGGTAGTAGAGGATACTGACCTATTAAATACGCATGACAAGTCATTTGAACTTACAGTCGCAGACGTAGTACAAGAACATGAGGGCATTACGGAAAAAAGACCAGTCGGAATCGTTAGAGTTTTTATGTTACTAGAAGTTCCAGATTTAGCAACAGAAGAAACCCAGATAAGATTTTGAGACGTTATCGAAGGGGTTGCTGCACTTACTGATGCACTAAACTCAGTCTCACACTCAATAGAGTTACAAGTTGAAGTGTCTTGAGTCAAACTTTGAGGCCCAACAAAAGCATCATCAATGTATACAGCACCAGTTACATTGCCACTTGATGCGATTGAGATACCATTAGACGTTGCTCCTAAAATTGTAGGAACTTTATAAAGACCCCATTTATTATCAGGTACTACGTCAACGCAATTTGAAGTTGATGTTGTTCCAGCACTTACTGAGCAAACCTTTAAGGCTACGTCTGATTTAACTCTTACACTTACAAGACCCTGAACTCCGTCAGCAAATGCGTTAGCATATAATGTAGACGATTGTGTAAGAAGTATTGGCTCAGAAGAAGCACTAAATACAGCTATCTTTTTACCATCAATAACATTTGATGATTCTTCCTGAACTGGCGATAAAGACCCGTAACTCCAATAAGGAATTGAGCCGCCTTCCAGCAAAGACTCGAAGCTAGGATTTTGAAGGATGTTTTTATTTCCTGACTCAATTAAGTGCTTATTAGTGTCAACCTGAGTCATTTGATTATTAGGCGCTTGCAATTCTTCGATAACAACAGTTGAGCCATCACCAAGCTTGCCGAGTATACTCTGGTTAACAAAACTAGGAGCATCAGTGCCATTAGTTTGAAGTACCTGACCAGGCGTGCCTGGCAACAATAACTCAAGTGAATCAATATCAGAGTATGCAATAGATCCAGGCGTGGCAGTTAGTGGGCTATTTGTTCCACCTTTCTCCATTGATAAAACACCTGAGAAAGACGCGTCATCTACTGATAATGTAGTCCATTCTGGTGCAGCAGAGCCATTTGATTTAAGTAATTGCCCAGACGTTCCAGCAGGTAGCACTTCCATTGATAGATCATCAGTGTAAACCAAACCACCAAGTAAAGGTGTTAGGCTTTTATCCGTACCACCATTTGACATAGGAAGAACACCAACAGAGCTTGAAACATCATTAGCAAGCTCTACCCAGTTTGAAATATCAGACAAAAATACTGTTGATGTGTGTTGAGTTGTTGCTTGATAAATCTTATCGGACTCAATTACAACGGCTCCAACATCATAAAAAAATGAAGTTTGCCAGTTGTTAATTCCACCACCACCGCCGCCAGCTACTTCGACCCATGATGAACCATCATAAAGGTTTAAAGTTTTAACAGAATTATTGTAAATACATTGACCCTCAACAGGTGAAACGATTTCATTTCTTTGAGTTATAGACATACTTGGACAAGGCTTAGATCCTGATGTTGTAGACACGACATCCAGCTTCTTAGCCGTAACGTCATTTACCTCAAGCTTATCAAGCCTGTTTGCCATTTGTGCAAATGATAAAGTGCTAACCAAAAAGAAGAAGATTAAAGTTAAAAGTGATTTCATACAGTTACTATCCTTACGATTGAAATTCTAAAGCTACCCTCATAACCGAGGCCCATGTTTCCTGAGCTATAAATTAATTCTCCTAAATCACCAGTTGTTTGCATAGATAAAACAACGTGTTCATTGTTAATTAAATCACTCACAATAAGCTCATCGTTTGTAAATATATTCTTGATAAAATTCCATGATGATCCATCATAAACAATCTGCATCTTACCAGTCTCAATAAATGACTCAGAATCATCCTTTCTAATTAGCTCATAATTAAAAAAAGCCGACTTGTATGTCGATGCATCAATATTAAACAATACTTGACTTGTTGCATTGTTTTGAACCAAGTAGTTCTCTTGTGCCAAGCCTTCAATTTGTGGCTCTGTTGCCGATGTAAATGAATCAGAAAATGTAACTATTCTTGCCATTATATTCCGTCCTTGTATTCCTTGAATCGTACAGTAAATGTGTTTTGATTGTCACTACTAGGCAAGTAATCCATTTTTAATTGAATATCCTCATGTTGTTTTATCCAACCTAGAAAGCTATTGCCTTCAACATTGTAACCAGACAATGCCGTTAAAACAATAGAGTATGATCCCTCTTCTATTTGTACTGGACTACTAGGGACTATAGGATAATAAACGTGAAAATAATCTTCCGTTATGCTTCCCTTTATGTCTTGCCAGTCAAACAAATGACTATATACGACAGAATCGTTTTTTAATATTTCAAGCTTGAACTCTCCACTACTTAAATTATGAAAATATAAATAGGGAATTATTGCGCCAATGTGAACCCTTCTCTCAGAGTTACAATTTATTTCCTGCGCTAATGATGTGTAAAGAGTTTCAACTATTAACTTCATGTAGCCTCTATTAGAGTCATACTCATGTTGTATTTTCCAAAGTTAGGATTAGAAATACTTGGAGAGTCTGACAGGTAAACCATTCCAGAGAAACGTCTATTATCAGAAACCATTTCATTGCAACCTATTCGGACAAAAAATGGCGATGACTCTTTATAAATATCAAGCCAATTAAATATCTTATCCAGCTGTTCTTTGTTTAAATATGAAAGACTGCAATTGATATTTTTCTGGGTAAGTATTAAGTCGGTGAATATTTGACCATATCTATTTGTTGTCTTTTTTGAAAGCTCATTATTTTTAATTGACCATCCAAAGTTAATAGACTTTCCTAGATCCATCTTTTTACCAATAAAGATCTTTGAAATTTCACAATAAGAAAGAGTTGAATTTAATACGATTCTACAAAATCTATAAGAGTGCATTGTGAACTCTTTAAATCCTATTCCAAGCTGTGCGCTGAACTCTATTTCTTCAGTAGCCGCAGGGCTTGACCACTCGTTTGTTCCATTAAATTCTAATGTTATTTTGTGTACACCGAAGCCATTTCTCTTATCATCAACAATAAAAAATGAATCAACTTCTGAAGTCTCGTTAAAGTCCATTACTATGCTGTCATTGCTTGATGTTGATCTATATACTTTTGATCTTCTAGGATCAATAAGATTAGCTAGTGGGAATTGAGCGTTCTCACTGCTTGCTGTTATAGTTGATTGATAAATAAGATTTTCAGAATATATTTCAAAGCTGTTCATGCTAATTTAAACCCTGCATTTATTTGAGTCCTAACCGCTCGGGCTATTTCTCTTCCATCTAATTGTAAAATTATATCACCACCGCCCATGCTTCCGCTATTAACTGCATCAAATAGTTTCTTTTGCTGCTCTGCATTCAATATCATTTCACCATCTCTAATGGTTGCTACTCTATTGTCTGGCCCTTTTGTTGCGCCAGTTTGACCAACAATACCGCCATCTTCAAATTGAACACCATTGATTCTTGCTACGTTTGCAAGACCGCTAGCAATTGTAGCTGCGACAAATGCTGGCTTGGCAAGAGTTGGGATGGCAGGATCTCCTAAAACTTGAGTGGCACCAGCGTAAGTGGAAACTACTGCGTTTGCAGACGCTAGGGCTTTGGCCGTAACTGATCCGCTTTTAGATAGAGCTTCTCCAAGAGACAGGAAGCTTTGAGTTGCTGCTATTCTAGAATTAAATATTTGAGACTCTTGAAGTGCCAATTCTCTTTTTGCATCAATCTCAGCTTTTGAGTTTATTTTTACAAGGGCAAGCTTTGCCTTTGCAAATGATCTTTCATCGGCCAATTCTTTTTCTTTTGAGTCAGTAATTAGCGCGTTCTTATCTTTCTCAGCTTGAAAAATTGCCTCAACTTCAAGACGCTTTATTTCTGCTATTCTTTCTATTCCAGATATATCTCTTTCGCCTTCAGCTTCAAGTTGTATTTTTCTAAGTTCTTCAGCCGCCGTTGCTTGCTCTGTTGCAAGTGATTGTTGAAGTGCTAAAATCTCAAAATTTAACTGCTTTCTTTTTTCAATTATTGCTTTATCTGTTTCATCTTCATCAGTAACTCTTTCAGCATTTGAGTTTTTTATCTCTTGATTTGAAAGCTTTATGTTTGCTGATGTCTCAATAATATCATTTCCAAACTTTGCAACACCATCGGACAATGATCTAAAAACGTTTCCATCAACAGAGTTTGAAATATCGTTTATTGATTCAATCAAATCGCCACGTATTGAGTTTGCAAGATTCTCTAATGGGTTTACAAGATTCTCAAACTGGCTTCCAAGCACTGGAATGTTTTGTAACAGTAAAAGCACAGCATCGTAAGCAAGTCTAAACGGCTCGATTACACCTAAAACAATTGCGTTTTTTATTGCTACTATTGAGTTAATTAATGCTTTCGACACAACAGTAATTCCATCGAGAGCATCTAAGAATATTTGAGTAGCTGTTATTGCAGCAAAGATACCATCGGAAGCAAGCTCTGAATAAACTGAGTTGCTGCTAGATATTTCTTTAGTTACTTCAACTACTACTTTTTTAATCTCATTTATCGTTGCTATGAAGTCAGTGTTCTTTACTACCACGTCACCAATTGGTTCAAATAAATCACCATAGGCATTTGACAAGCTAGTGACTGAGCCTGAATAAGTATTTAGCTTTGATGATGCTGCTCCTCCGAATTGCTTATTTAAAGCCTCTAGAGTGTTTGCAAATGTTTCGGTTTTTGTTGTTCCCTTTTCAATTGAAATTCCGTATCTCTGAAAAGCGGTTATGTTACCATTAGCAGCCTTTGCTACTAGCAATTGAGCTGTGCCAAGATCAATATCAAGCGCAGTAGCTAAATCAATAGTTGCAGCCGTTGCACTCTTGATGCCTTCTTTATCTAGCTTTGTTAGTGATGTTATTAACGAAGATACTCCGAGAATTGCCTCATCGCCAAATGTGGAGACAGATTGCAATTGTGATGCAAACTCTTGAAGATCTTGAGATGTTTCTCTTGTTAATATTCCTGCCCTAGATAGTGCTGCATTTAGATTATTGACTGAAACTTCTTGGAGTGCTGCTGCGTCTACTGATCTTTTAGCAACGGAAACAAGGTCGCCAAATGCGCCTACTACAGTATTAACTCCGCTTGTAATTAAGTTTCCTGCGAATACACCGAGAGCCGTTTCTAGTACACCATTAAGATCTTTTGATTTCTTTATTCCAGAATCAAGACCTTTATCTAGCTCGTTCTTTCCTATCTTTAGATCGAACTCAATTTTTTCTGCCACTCTTAGCCTCTCTTATCCATGAGAACACAATTAGCTTTTCAAAAGGTATTTCCTTGAAGTCTACATTTAAGCCAAGGTCTATTACTGATTTTAGCCTATAATATTCCCTTACGTTCTTAGATGTCTCCCATATACAAGCCGCGTTCTCTGTTTCACCTGGCAAAAGATTTTCGAGATCTTCATAGCTCATGCCATTTTCTGCACAGCTTATTGCGTCTTTTAAGAACTCTTTTTTTTAAAGGCTCCAAATGCTTTGGTCATTATCTCGTCAGCGATTTCACTAAGTGGAACTGCCATCGAGTCAGTCATGTTTAGAATATCATCATAAGACTCAGCGCCTTCAATTCCAGATATATCAATCATCGGGCCAAGTATTTTAACAATGTTTCTTTTTAGTTTTAATGGTGAAGTTACACCACTAGAGAACCCAGAGTCCTCTAGTATGTCATACGCTTCAAGAATGTTTGGCATCCTATACTTTAAAACACCTGATTCAGTAACCTTTTCAAACATTGAAACCCCTTAAACAAAGTTCAGGTATCCATCTTTAGATGATGTTGTAACGTATCCTTTTAGAGTAAATTCAGCTTGGATAAAGTTATCACCTGTTGTTGTGTATGATGAAACGGTAGCAGTTTGCATATAAAAGTTAAAGCATTTTCCTGAAACGTAGTTACCACCAAGCTTAGGTCCAGCGTTAAACATTGCAGATACACCTTCATTTTGAAGAAGTGAGTTTAGTAATGCAGCGTCATATTTATTTAATGTAGCTGTTACGCTCATTTCAATTGATCTAGATGTTGGTATTTTAGATGAAACACCTGTTTCTTCACAAATACAATCTTCATCTTCTAGGTTCTTACTAACTGCAATCGAAACAGATTGAGCGCAAATGCAAACATTGTCAGACTGGTTACCAATAAATAATTCAGCACCCTTGATAATAATGTTTTCAGCAGAGTCAAATGTCGGAGCGATTGGAGAAGTTAACACTAGCGCGTTGTCAGAAACGTAAGAAGTAGCACCAGTGTCATCAGACAATAATGAGAAGCCAAGCTTTTCACCAATAGAATTTGGCTCAGTCCAAAGAAGCTCAACAATAGAGCTTGTAGAAGATGCAATTGTAAACTTACCGCTTGTATTTGAGTAAGAGACAGTAAATGTTTCAAGTGAATCAGAGTTTAGTGATTGCTCAAGAGCAGAAGCCAATTCAATTGGAGTCTTATAAATTTTCTCTGAAACATTAACAGAGCTTGTTCCATTGTCATCAGTGTACGATAAAGTGTTTGTTGATGATGTGATTTCGATTGGATTATAAAAGTATTTAGTCCCAGCAAATGAAAACTCTACCTCACCAAATCCATTAGCATCAGCAGTTACAGACATTTCAGAAGTTTGATTTCCAGCAGAGACTTCAATAGCGTGACCATTTCCAAGATATTTAGTAGTTGAGAATGATGGATGTCCTTGAGCTACTGGCAAATAAGTGATTGCCTTTCCTAGACTTGCAACAGTTGGAATTGAAGTGATTTCAAAGTTAAGATTAAGAACATCACCAACAATTGAATTAACATTTCTGATTGAGTAACCAGCGCCATTCTTAATCAATAGAGCCTGACCAGGATAAAAATTAACACCCTCGCCTGCGCCTACTGTTAGTGAATTAGCAGTAGCCGAAACAGTCTGATATTCAACAGCGTTAACAACCTTTGAACCAAATAGTGACTCATAAAAGACACCAGCTTCAGGCTCTTGGCCCTCAACGCCAGAGTGCTTTAAATAAGCAGAGTGAGATCCACTTACGGCTTCTTTACCAATTGAGCCTTTTGATGCACCAATATCATTTAAAAGCTCATCACTCTCAAGTAATGTTGGCTCAAAGTTTAAACTGCTTCCAGGTCTAAGTGGGATAAAATCCGCACCAGCAGCAGGTGCAACATAAGCTCCTTCAGTTGTTTCTTTTTTAATAGCGAAAATTGACGCTCGTTGTAATCCAGCCATTTTTATTGCTCCTAGCTTATTGCTTCATTAATTAATATGTTAAATGTAATTTCACTGAAAAGATATTTTTTTTCATCCCCTGTCAGCTCATTGACTCCCGATATTGATTCAATATCAATTCTTTCGATATTATCACCTTGACCTATCTTGTCAGTAGAAAAGAATGACTCTAGAAATGTCTGCTGGTCTTCTAGCATTGAGACTGTAATAGCATCAAAGCCGTCCTCTTTGTTGGCAAGTGTTACAAACTGCCTAACGAAAACGATTGTAAATGTTCTACTTATAGAGATGTCACAGAACTCAAGATCTTCTCTACTTGCGGATTCTACCCTTAAGCCCCATGCGTTTTTTCTGCATATTTCTGGATTCTCTAGTAACTCATAAGGATTGTGCATCCTTGCCTTATTAGGGAATAGCTCAATTATTTTATCTATTACGGCAGGGTAAACTATTCCAATCTTGCTCATCTAGAAAGCCATCCTTGTTTATAGGAAACATCAACGGCTTCCATTATTCCATTGTTGTTAGTATCAACTAAGTAGTTTGATAAATCCAACCTCTTATCGTACTCGTTTCTAGCTCTTTTTATTTGATCTTCATAATCTTTACCAAACGCGTTAAATATAATTTCAGCTACCTTGCAAACCGATGCTGGTAATAAAACATCTCTATCAAGTATCTTCTCTGGTCCCATAATAATCCCCTTTCTTTTCAGGTCTTGAATTATTAGGTCTGCTGCTTTTACGTGCTGCTCTTGCCAGTCAGTCTTTCCACTTTCAAAGCAGGAAAGAAAATTAGAGTCATTAAATATAGGGAACTCAGCAAATAAATCTTCATCATCTGAGAATATATTACCAATAAATTCAAGCTCTATATTATCATCGAGATCAGCGTCCACGTTTATTCTAGTCCAATACTTATCATAAACAGTTATGCTTTCTAGTCCTGTTATGCTTTGACCATTTGAATTTGAATTACTGAGCGTCCATGACGTGTCTCTATCTGGTGTAAATTCAACAAAGCCAGACTGAGAGAATGCTTCAGTGTAATCATTTTGATGAACCACTGGATTCCATCCACTTGCAGACCAGTAGTCAATAATTACATTTGATGGTGACTCATTTTTTACAGCGCCCATCTTTATATAAAAGTGATTAAGTGGGTAGTCTGATGCAATGTAAATTCCATCAGAAGTAGAGAGAGACATTAAATAAGTGTCAGATTTATATCTATTTATTTGCTTAGATATTTCTAAAACATTTGAGCCTTCTTTAAAAAATACCCTCATAAATTCCCTTTCATCGATGATTCTTTTTTAATTAAATTAAAGTGGCAGGGCTTTCGCCCCACCACAATTTTGCTTTTAGTAAGCGCCTGACCAGAAAACTTTGTCACCAGTTTCAATAGCTTCAGCACCATCAGGATTAACTAAAGAGCCAATCCAAGTGATGCGAGTTTTTCCACCAACAACAGAGACGGTAAAATCCTCGCCCTCGTGAACTGATAGTCTACCAACAGAAACAGATAAAACCGTTTCATATTGTCTATCCAGATCAAGAAATGAAAGCTCAGATCCAACAACAGTTGAGCCTTTACCGAACCCCTTAGCTTGGATTTCTTGAACGCTAGATTCAAGAGCAGTGATGCTGGATTCAAGTTGCTCATCTTTTGAAATTCTAGCAGACTCTTCAGCAGAGATCTTGCTGTTAAGCTCAATCGATTGCTCAAGAATAGACTGTTTAATTCCTGAAAGACTAAAGTCACCTCTAATTTCTAGGGAATACTCAGCAGAGAATACACTTGATTTGAAGCCTAGTTTATTTACTACTAACTCAATCTTTCCTGGAGTTGCTCCGCTATTTGTTCCAAAAACTGTAGTCATTAATTGCTCAGAAGAACCATTTGGCCCTACTGTTGCGATGTTAGAAATGACCATTTGAACACGAGGGAGACCTGGATATAGATCAGCCGAAGGCTCTGCACCAACATAGAACAATGATTTAACACCACGCTCAAATGTATTTACTGGGACATAAACTTGTCGAGATCTATACCATGATCCAGCATCTTGACCATCACCTTGAGGCATAGTGTAGTAAGCCATCAAGAATGTGTCGCTAGAAGTCAATGGAGCATCTACAGTAGCTACTGAGTACATATTCTCAAATTGAGAAACAGTTACGTTTTCTTTTGATCCGTCAAAAAAGTACCAGTTGATCTTGTTGTTAGCATTTTTAAAATACCAACCATCGCGACCAGATGGATCTTTAATTCCAGCAGCACCATCAGCATAAGTGGCAGCACTGTCTTCAAATACTACGTTCTCGCTTCCTTGTATTGCAGAGATTTCACCTTGAATGCTTAGATCAGCCGCTTCTCTTGATTCTTTTTCTGTTGTAATCTTTTGATCAAGCTCAGAGATAGCAGACTGTAAATCTTCTCCAACCTGAGATTCAACAGCAGAAATTCTAGACTCTAGACCAGACTCAGCAGATGTAGCTCTAGAAACTTCTTCGGCAAGTGCCGAATCATTTGAAAGAACATACGAAGCAAATGCCTGGTCATTCTCAGTGTCAACCGAGTTGATTAGATCTACAATCTCTTTAAAGCTATCCTTGTCAGCGTCAGACAAAGAAAGAATTGCATCAATTCTACCCTTCTCAGCATCAACCTGAGACTGTAGGTTTGAGTCAGCTTCTTGTCTTGCCGTAGCTTCTGCACTGATAGAGCTTTCAAGCTCAGAAATAGCAGTCTGGAGATCTTCTCCTACTTGCCCCTCTAAAGTTGTAATTCTACCGTCTAGCGCATTGTCAGCAGCCTCTCTAAGATTCTTCTCTTCAAGAACTTTAGAATCAGCGTGAGAATTAGCTGAAGTAAGCGTAGATAAATCTCCACTTGCTCTATCTAGCTTCTCTTGTTCGATTTTGGCATCAAGTGCTTGTTCTGCA